GCTTGCCATGAACACGTACCATCACCATCTTCTCGTAAGAATTTAGAACCTCCTGCTTCTCCTGTAGATTTTAGTTCTGTTCCCTCTAGGTCTATATATGTTCCATCAATAGCTGTCCCTTGCCATGTACCACCCGTAATAACATTGGAATCATCAATAATAACAGCACTGTTTTGTAGTAGTTTACCAGTAGCACCATCAAAACGAACGATTGCGTTATCAGTTGCAGAGGCTGGTCCGACTACATCACCTGCACCACTTGCTGAAACTTTCAGTCTTCCAGTAGAAGGGTCAACACGAAGCATTCGTATTTCCTGTGAAGCATCATCTGTTATTGCAGATAACACCGTAATTCTGTTTTCATCTCTTTTGTTTATTTCGTTTGCCATGTTATGCCATTTCAATTAGTAATTCCCCTGAGTCATTAGTTCTTATCGGTACAAGAGTTTCTCCGTCATCTGAGGAAATTCCATATAATGTTGTCACTCTATTTTGGTCACGTTTTATTTTTGTTGCTGGTGTTACTGAAACCAATTCTAAATTTAAATCAATCATTAAGTAATCTGTAGAAGGGTCAACTGTTAGTAGTTCTGTAGTTGCACTATCAACGCTAGAAACTCCCATTCCTACTGTTACTCTGTTTTCATCTCTTAGTGCATTAGTCATATAAGTAAATAGGCGAGGAACAACAATGTGTTCACTCGCCTTTTGTTAGGGTTGAGTTATTAAGTAAATTATACCACTTTTTTGCACTACTTCAAATCTTTAGTTGCTTGAGCTAGTGCCAATCTTCTACTATTTATCCTTGTTTGAGTCTTTTCTAGTTCTTTTTCCCAAGACTGTAGCTTTTCTTCTGCTGTCTTTAGTTCAGAACCCTGCTTTATTAGCTCATTCTTGCGTTCTAAGAGCTTTTTATCTTCTTTTGCTACATAGTTACAATATTCATCTTCGTAACGCTTAAATTCGGTTATTTCCTCATTAAATGTCGTGTACGCTTCTTCTAAAAAGTCAGTGAACACCTTAACTGTGTTAAATAGTGAAACTGTTGCAACATTGTTACTAGATATTTCATCAAGAATGTCTTTGCTTTGTTTCAGAAGATTATCAATCTCTTTTTCTACTTCTTTTTTCCTTGAATTGATAAAATCATCTTTTGCTTGTTCCATTTCAGATAGAACAGCTTTAGCTTTAGAAACTTTCATACCAAGCTCGGCAAGAGTTTTCATAGCTTCCATTGTTTCTTTTGTGATTTCTTTCATATGCTAGGTAAGGGCTTGCACCTTAAACTGTCTATGCAACCTAGCTACAGCCTATTCTTCTTCTAAAAGAAGTTCTAGTTCTGCTTTTGTTTTCTTGGCATCAAACTGTACCCCTTGTTTTTCTAAAACTTTCATTACATCTGCCTTAGTAGTGTGTACACTTGTTGACTTTTCCTCTTTGTTTAGTTCTCTACTCTCGAAGCTTGTTTTGAATTTCTCCAGTTCTAGTACTTTCTGCATAAGTGCATCATGTTCTGATACTTGGAGTGGTTTTTCTTCGGTGTAAAGTTCTTTCATAAACTCATTAGCTTTATCGGCTAGTGAATCAGAAGCCCAAAGAGGTCTTCCATGTCCTGTTTTCTTTTCTTCAGGTGTATCTTTTGAAGCACCTTTTAAGAAAACTTGTTTTGCTAGGTTTAGCGATAAACGTCTTCCAATATGATAAGGGTATTGTCGAGTTTCTCCAGCTTTCAGTTCCATAGGGTTACCATCGAACATACAACCAAGCTCTGACGTAAAGTCAAAATCAGTCGTGTTAGATACTTCTACAATTTTATAATCATTTGGATTGTTTGGTTTTATTTCGTTCATTTTATTAAATCGTTATCAATAAATCGCAGTAACGTACTGCACCCCACCTCCCACGAATGAGAGATAGAAGCAATAAACTATCGAATGTTTACTCGTACTAGTGCTGTCTGGTCTGCAGATGCGTTTGCTACTAGAGCAAATCCTAGTGACTGTTCGTCAAATTCACCTTTAGCTGTAGTTCCTTTAACAACTTGTCCAACTGTGTTATCTCCTGTTACGAAAGACCCACCTACTGTTAGAGCTTCTCCTGCCTTTACTCCACCATCTCCATTCGTTAGAAGGAAACCGTAGTCTAGTGCTGAGAAAGCTGTTTGTGAAATACCAACTGCTGACTGAATCTTTACAGTTACTGCTGAAGGGTCTACTAGTGACATTTGTCGAATAGTAATATCAGAATCAGATACTGAAAGTGCTGTTGCTAGTGCTGTTTCAGCGTAAAGTTCAAGAGTATCAACTGTGTTTGATTTAATCTTGAAAACTTGTCCTACTCCAGTACCGGCATCTACAACTCCAATAGAATCTGCAAATTGTCCTACTGTCCAACCTGCTGAAGCTTTAGTGATGTAAACGATACGTCCTTGGTTATCAGCTGAAGAAGACACTGTGTCTACTGCTGTAACCGCTTCTGGAACTGCTACTAGGTTTGATGCTAGTGCTGTTGCCGCTTTAGCGTATACCCATTCTCGACCATCTGGTGTAGATGCTCGTTCTCCTAGTTTGAAAACTGGAGCTGTTGAAGTTTGGTATACGTCATTAAATGTAATTGTGTTCATGTTTGTTTAGTGTTATTTCAGCCTATAGAGTCTGCCTTTATAAGCCATTCTGTAGCATCGCTACATTGTTAATTAGTTCGTAAAGAGAACTATGCTGTTACTCCTGTCATCTGTCCTTGTAGACGTGAATTAGTTGAGATGAAGTTACCTGCGTAAATCAAGTGTCCTACTTCTGCTAACTGGTCAACTGGTGACATCATTTCTCGGAAGTTGAATCCCTTTGTTGATGGTACGTTCCCTGGTACTCCAGATGGTACTGCATCAGATGTTTTCTTAAAGTTAGAAACAGTGATGTTTTTAGCTTTAATACTTACACCCTTCATTCCGAAGTTCTTTGTGTTTGTAAGGAAAACTTTTCCTGCTGGAACTTGTTCGTCCTTTACAAGTGAAGTACCTCGGTATGATAGATACACAAATCCGTTATCTCCACCATGTCCTGCGTTGTTTGGTGCTACACCGAAAGCATTCATCCGAGGATAACCGCTTGTGTTGTAGTTAGCCTGTACAGTTGGTGTTAATAGTGATTCATATACACTCCACAATGCTTTAGTTGTGAAAATCATGTTTGGATTATCTACACCTACAGTAGTTTCGTCATAAGCTGTAGCTAGTTTAGCTAGAGTTAATGCTCCTGTAGAAGCGATATAGTAACCTGCCCATGAACTGTATGTTGAACGTGAAAGTCCTCCATAAGTTGCATAGTTAGTTCCATCATCTGCTGCGTTTGCTAGTGAATCCCACTCGTTTCCTGCTCCATTTCCTGCGTATAGGTTTTGTCCCATAACATTCATTAGAGATTGTGCTTGTGAGTCAAACTCTGTATCAAGTAAATCAACGATTTGTTCGTCACCTGCGTTTAGAGTTGTTTCAATATCTGCTACTACTACTGGTTTTGTAGCCATTTTCACTTCAAAACTAGCTTTAACACGAACATTTTGTCGGTCTGTATCTAGTTTATCTGCTACTCCTGTGTTACCTCCGTTTGTAGTGTCTTGGAATTTAATAGGGAACTCAAATTTTGTTCCTGTTTTCCAGTCTTTTGCTGTTTGCAAAAATGTCATCAAACCTGGTGTTCCGTTGGTTACAGTGTCGTAAACCTTTGGAACAATCATTGTTCGAGTTGTTGTTGTTACTGCTTCGTTAAAAATCATAGTAATTTATTAGTTTTTCTTCAAAGCTCGAAGATATTCCACTGCACTATCGAATTGAGAAGGTTGTGGTAATCCCGCATCTACATTAGAACCGTTAGGTTTTGTAGCTACTGGATTGTTAGCACGTTCAGCAACCTTTTTAGCTGTTACTGATTTTGTACTTTGTACCATCTTCTGCATATCTCGTAAGTTTGAGTGTGCAACTTTTAAATCTTGAAAACCATACTTTGTAGCGTGAGCATAAAGCGTGTCTTCATTCAAGTTTGGGTCGGCTTTTTTAATTTCAGCTAGGTCAGATTCAATCTTAGACTCTAACTCTTGTGTTGCCTGTTCCCTTTCTTGAGATTCACGTTGACTTTCGTCTTTCATCTCTTGCTTGGCTCTTTGTACGATTTCTTCGTAAGATTGTGGTTGCCATTCTTCTGGAGCTTCGTCGGGTTTGTTAATTTCTTTATACTGTGAAAGCTCTTGAGATTTCTTAGTATAGTCTGGCATGAAATTTTCTTTCCATTCCCTCGCCAGTGTTGAACCGTCTACTTTCCTTCCATCAGGTAGGTCATATAGCTCAGGTTCAGTTGGTTCTTCTGTAGTTTCTAAAACTTCTTCAGGCTGTTCTGCAGTTTCAACCTCTTCTGTTACTTCTTCTACAGCTTCCTCAACTTCTTCTGTAGGAGTTTCCACTACATCATTAGTAGTTTCTTCTTCTACGGTTGGTATCATTTCAAACATATTTTTTATTTTTGACTGCCCCCTGCATAACTTGGTCTAATGACTGAAATACAGTTGCTTGGTCTTAATAGTAAGATAGATAGTTTAGAAATGACTTGTCTAGGTCATAATACCAACTAAATCAGAGTGTTGTCAACAGGTTGTTCTGATTCTATTGGTAATCCAGACTGTGCTTGCATCATTTGTGTTGACTGTTCTGGTGTCAATTCTCCAGGCTGTGAAGGTAGTGGCGTTTCATCTTCTTTTAATCCAACTGCACTTGCAGGATTTTGTGCAAATAGCACTGCGTTTCGTGAAAGCTCGTTAGGATTATCGTACCGAGCAATACGCAAGTAATCAGTAGGAGAAATATAACCTTGCTGTACATCTTCTTGAGCCTGTTGGAATTTAAATACATTGTCTTCAGGTAGTGATTTACCTGCAATAATCCTAACTTCTGAACCTTCTTCAAAGTCATCTTGAATAAGCTCTAGGTTTTGTTGTGCATTATCTCGTCCAATCCATTTAGCATAGTGAGGTTCTGTGTAGTTAATCTTAGCTAGTTGGTAGAACCATGAGAAAGTATTTTCATATAGGTAATCTACAACTTGTACTAATTCATTTAGTCGTAAGAATGACTGTTCTATAAGCGCAAGACGTCCTCCTTTCGTTTCTGAACCTTCTCGTTCTCCTCTAAAAGCAGATGAAGCCGCCATAATGTTGTCAATTTCTGCTCGTGAGTCCAACATATCGTCAAATACAATACTAGGTAGTGGCGCACCTGTTTCACGTACAACTCCATTTACTACATCTTTTCCATAAATAATACCCTTAGCTTCAAAACGTAGCTTCTGAGCATCATTCTTCCCCATAACAGATGAATCTACTTTAATTTGTCCGTTTGCAAGGTCTGCGTTCTCCCCAATATCCATCTTTCTTTTATCAATAGACTGCTGTAGTTCCTTTGAAAGCTGTATCATGTCAGTACGTCCAATAGGTTTATTCTCATTGTTTAATATGGTTGCAAAGATATAAGGTTTTCTGGGCGTATCAAAGTAGTTAAAGAAATACTCTTTATAACTAATCTCTGTACCTAAATCATCTCCAACATAGAACTCTCCGTCTTCTTCATCTTCTCCTAAACTAGCTTGTGCCAACTGTGAAGCAGTCTTTTGTTCCTTTCGTGTATCTTGTTCTGCTCTAATATTGTCAAATAAGAATCGTCTATCATCTCCAATCAATTTTTGTATTTTCTGTTCTTCTTCTACGGTAATAAGTAATCCGTCCCAATCCCAGTTTGGATTCTTTATTTTATCTAGAATGATGTTCTTGTATTTGAAGATAACCCAATCGTTAACCCAAGCTTCTTTATAGGTAATATCTGGGTTACTAATAAATAGCTCTGATTCTTCAGTAATTCCGTTCTCCTTCATCAATTCTTCTTTCTTGTTTGGGAAACGTGCGATAACTGAAACTAAATCATCATCTACTTCTTCAATAGCAAACTCTGATTCTTCTTCATTCTTTGCATTCTTAGAAAAACGTACTTTTCTTGGGTCTACAGACTTAATATCGAAGTCATTGAGCTTATGATTCCAAAACGGTTTTAAAACTGCTAGACGTCCAAAATAGAGGTTACGAAGCCCCATTCTCATGGTTTCTTTTACGTTTAAATCCCCATACTTCTTCCTAAAGTAACTTTCCATGCTTAATGCAAACTTCTTAGACTCTTCTGAATCAGTTGAAGGAATCATGTTCATCTGTGGAGGATTAGCAATCAAAGAGTTGATAACTGACTCCATGTTAGTGAATATACGGTTTGCTTGTATTTTATTATGCTTTACAGGTAAATCTTGTAACCATGAAGCTTTGTTCTCATAGATACGAGTATTTTCTACATATATTTTATCGACAACGCTCCATACTTCAGCAGAAGAGTTCCAGCGATTATCAACCAGTCTACCCAGTTGTCCGTCTGTCATTGATTTGATGTCTATTTTCATAAAAGTAAAAAAGCGAATAAACCAATTACGGTCTACTCGCCTTTTGTTAGGGTTGAGTTGATTATATGTACAAATTATACCTATTATTTAGTCTTGGTGCAAATCAAACTTACGTGTAAAGAGTAAATCAGCCCTTTTTATAGTCTGTAGTACTCCTTTGTGGTCGAAACTAAGTGTTACAGATGAACTTCTTTGGTCAAATACATCTGCTTCAACCAATATCTGGAATATCTCTCTATGTTCTTGGAATAATCTAAAATATTCAGATTCATGTT